CTGTTTTTGCTTCCTCAAGTGCTACATCTGCAAGCTCTGCTTCAAATATACCTACTATAGAGGCTACAATAGAGTCAACTGGTTCAGGGTCTGTCCATACGGCAGTAGGAGTAGCTGCGAGACAAGATGCCTCAGTTGTGTATCCATCTACACTACAACTAGCATTAGCAAACGCACCATAGTAATGTCCATCAGGCGTATAAATACTTACGTCTGCATTTTCAAAGGCTGTGCCTGTATATACTTTTAACTTATTGTCATCTGTATTGTAGTAAGAATCTCCTTGTGATAATACTTGTTGCGCTAACGGCCTCTCTCCTATAGTAGTCAGTAGGATGTTGATCGCATCATTTAACTTTTTCATTTTTCCCCTTTACTAAAGTAAATAGTTGAAAAAAAAGGGCTTCTACTCAGTGAAGAATAGAAACCCTTGATTAGATATTAAGCTTTGCTAAATCTTTGTACACAGGCAGCGTTAAGAACGCCTTCGCCCATTGCATAAGAAGATACTAACAATGTTCCTAATTTCTCAGGAATATAGTTAGACTCAGACTTAATGTCCATTAACTTGACCACACCTACAGCCGCTGGAGTAAACATATAACCCCAATCACCTGTTTGTACGTTGTTACTCATTACGATTGGAACACCAGCGATCTTGAATACTTTACCTGTATCAATACCGCCATTAGAATCAGTCCAATCACGGTTAACCGCTTTAGAAGATTGTACGATGTTGTAATAAGCCGCTGGGCTTACAACCAAGGTACGTTCACCTGTAATGTCTTTAGAGTCAAATCGCTCTTGAGCCAAGAACAAAGCGTCTACTAATTCATCTGTAGCTAATGCAGCACCTAAGTTGATCTTTGCATTAACTGCTGGTTGACCTGTTTTAGGAGTCTTACCTTCAGCCGATACAATTTGAGTTACAATAGCTTCATCTACTTTCTTAGCTAGAATCTGTCCAATCTCAGAAGCATATTGACCTCGTACTTCATAGTGAGACATTGCTTCATCAAACTGATCTACAAATACTGATGCGTACTTACGAGCATTAATCGTAATTACTTGCTCTGCTGAAGAAATAGTATCAGCAGTAATATCAGCACCGGGTGTGTGAGTACGCTCGGCAGACAGTGAGCCAATTACTGGGAACTGGGCTGACTTTCCTGAGCTAATGCTACGATTTGTAACTAGATTCAGAAAGACGTTCTTACGCTCAAATGCAGTTAATACTTCTCCTGCAAATACTTTTAACGCTACGTTTTTGTTGGTAGCTGGTGATACGCCAAACTCGAAGTTAGGATTACTTGTTGTAAATGCCATTTTCTTTTATTTCCTGTTTTGTTTAAATTAAGTAGTTATTCCTTATATTACTTTTTAAACGGTATCCTATGTTAAAAACCTCGGTTTCCTTGATAGGGCATTTATAATTGTACTTTAGAAATTAGTTTTTGCTATCTTAGCTTGTACTCTGGCTCTGTATGTAGAGTCACGTTTATAGTCATTGCTTCCGATAGCTCTCATCATTTCAGCTTTGGATTCATATCCTCCTGATGATGAGGTTGGTTGACCGGAAATACGATTACTTCCGATCAGGTTAGGTGTTGCAGATTTGTATCTGCTGTAGAGTCCTTGAACTGCAAACTTAGCAGAGTCCTCATTCGACAGTGCGCTATTGAAAGCCTTTTGTTCACTGCTTGTTAAGTTAGTACTAGCCCAGTCAACCATAGAGTTATACTCTTGATCACCTCCTACCTCTGCCTGAACTCTGTCAGCAAAGCTGTTGTTTATGGCTTCTTGTCCTCGGATATACTGGTCTACTGCTTCTCTAGGTATACCGGCCTGTTCTAACTGTTTGAATGATTTCTCACTAAGCTCACCGCTCGTATCGTACTCACTCTCAAGACTAGAGAAATCTAGCCCCGCGCCTTCTACTGCTTCTTTTGCTTCATCAGGCTCAGTAGGAGCAGTATCTTCCTCAGAAGGTGCTTCTCTATTTCCTAACTTAGACTCAAGCTCAGTATAAGCTTTTTCTAAATCTTCTACAGTGTTATACTTGCCAGCTAGTTTTGTCTCACCTTCTTCAGGTACTACAGTACTAGCTTTATCAAGGTCACTCCGCAGGTTTTCGTTTGTTGCTTGTTCGCTTCGGTCTACTGCGTCCATCATCTGTTGATCGTGGTCGCTTAGTTGTTGTCCGTTTTCGATTGGGTTTAGTTCTGCCATCTTCTATTGTCTCCTGTTCCTGAAACAGTATCTCACTTTCTGTGTATACTGTGTATCTGATTTCCCCCATAGTTAACCGCCTAGTGCCTGTTGCGCTCCCATAGCTCCAGCTTGTTGTCCTGCTGATTGAGCTAAAGAGTCTGCTCCAACTTGTCCAGCTTGCTGCATCTGTTGCTGCTGCTGTTCTTGTTGCATCTGTTGTGGGTCTTTAATTATGCCTGTTACGTCTACTCCTAGTGAAGTAGCAACACGGTCAATAACAGCACCTACGTTAGTGTACTGTGCGAATATCTCAGCGCCTAGTAACTGTTGTAGAGTCTGTGCAAACATAACTAACTTATTGTAATCGTGGCCTCTTCCTAGTGCTTCTAGTCCAGTAACAATAACTGGTTCTACTAGTCCGTCAGGGATTTTAACCTTACTATTCTTAAAGATTATCTTAACTAATGGTAATTGCAGTTCTTGACTTAAGATACTATAGATACCACCTAGGGCATCTTCCAGTTCTCCTGCAACTAATCTGATTTCTTCTGCTGTGACTCGTTCAGCGTTACGTCTAGCACCTTCTGTAAGTAAGAAAGCTGCCGCTAGTCTCTGCTGTAACTGTTCTGCAAGCTGGTAAGCAATCTGCATATCACTACCCTTTTGAACCTGTAGAGTAGTAACATCGTTAGCCCTTCCTTGTACGAAATCACCTGATCTAGCCTTAGCTAAATCCTTTGCTCTTGTTGTAGCAGTAGGATCAACCAAGAAAACAATCTTAGAGCTTGCACTAGCCCCTTCTACCATAGCTTGGCTAAGTGCTTCCAGACTTCTTAAGTCTCCTAAGTATTGCTCTACTAGTCCTCGTCCATAATTCTCTCCATTAATAGCTGTCCACCTTAATGCGAGAAATGGCATATCATCTTCTTTCAATACACCTTCTGATCCGGGAACTACTTCTTCGTTGACTTCTTGGTAGACAGAATACTTACCGTCTTCCATGATCTTACAACAAGTGTATAAGTCGTTCTCTTCTTCTAATAACTCTAGTTCAGGAACATCAGTAGGATGTACTGTTTCCCTTACTATGATTTCTATAATCTTTCCTAGAGCATTTCTTTTTACTACATACTCTTCTAGGTTGTATACTCTAAGCGTTCCTTCTTCTAGTCTCAAGAGAGCATTACCTGTTCCAATAAGAAGCTTAAGTGCTTCAAACAAAGGAACTCTGTATGCTTTCTTTTCGATAAACGTATACAAGTCTTTCTCAAGGCTTGCTAGGGTCTGGTCTAACTCTACGAGTTGTTCTTCGTTTAAGTCCTGTAGCTCATCTTTATTTGGCATTAGCCTAAAGAATGGAGCATTAGGAGGTAACAAGGTAAGTAGTAACTTACTTGCTAGATGGTTGATAGCTCTACTTCCTAGGGACTGATAAGGCGTAGCTAGTACGTCTTGCTCTTTGTGTCCCTGTGCAGTAAGTAGAGAAGGAATAGTAAGTTCAGCACAAGCCCTAGCTCTATCTAGGACTGTACTTTTACTTGTTTCTAATTTAGACCACCTAGACTTTAGAGTTGTTTCATCTTCCTTCTCTTTAGCCATTTATTTTAATTCCTGTCTTTAAGTCAGTTCTTGCTCTTTAATATTTTACACCTGTTCCAGTTCCCTGTCTTGACTTTGGTTTTATCTTTAAGTCCTTAGTTGAGGTATCAGGCTTCACTGGTTTCTTCTTGACCTTATTAGGTTCATAATCATCCGATGCTCCGAAGCTTCCTCTAGTTGGTGCAGGTGCTTGGGTCTTGATTATAGGAGGTGTTCCACCCATTATTGTTCTCCCTATGCAGTGTTAATACCTGATGACTCTCCTGCACTTACAGGTACTTGTAACCTCTTCTTGCCTAATTTAATAGCTTTTAGTTTTCGTTCCTTGTCTTCTGCTTCGTCCGCAGTAGGTTCAAAAATAGCTGACTCAACAGGCTGTGCTGGTGGTGGTGCTGGTGGCGTAGGTGGTGGTGCTGGTACTGATGGTGAACCGCCCATTACTCTTCTCCTTTATCTCTTAGTTGTTTTAGTAAGTGTATTAGCTCGATGACTCCTGCCTTCTTTCCCATCTCATAAGGACTAGTAATTCCTAGCTCATGAATTGGAAAGTTGTCTGGATAAAGTTCTTCAAGTAATGTAATTAAATCAATGGTTCGTGATGGTAGCTGTTCCATTATTGTAGTGTCCTTTTTATTTATTGCCTTTTATTTTAGGGAAGTCTAGTGAACTGAAGTCACCTTTAACACCGCCCTTACTGTATTCTGTACTTCTTGCTTCAAAGAAGTTAGTATGTACTACACTTCCTAGTAGCTCGTCTATCCAAGGAAGAGGATTAGTTTCTATTTTCCAATTAGCTTTAAGTCCTAACTGCATCAGTCTCCTGTCTGCAATATAACGAATGTACTGCTTCATCTCTTCTTTAGTAAGACCTTGTATGCCTCCTTGATCGAAAGCTAGGTCAATGAAGTCATCTTCTAATTGAACCATATCTCTCGCTATTACATAGAGTTCTAACTTGAAGTCATCTGTCCACAACTCAGGGTTCTCTTGGATCAGAGTCCTAAATACTTGTGTCATTCCTTCGATGTGCTTAGTCTCATCTTTAATAGACCACTCTACTACTACTCCCATGTTCTTCATTTTACCGAAGCGTTGGAAATTAAGTAACATAGCGAAAGAACTAAACAAGTGAAGTCCTTCTGTAAAGCCTGAGTATACTGCTACTGTTTTAGCTACTTCCTGTGGGCTGTACTTGTCTGGATTAAATCTACCAATATAGTCATGCTTATTAGACATAACAGGATAGTCTTTAAATTCTGAGTAAATGTCTTCACTGAATCCTAATGTGTCCGTAAGTAAAGAGTATGCATCTATGTGTGTTGCTTCTCTGTTAGCAAATGAACCAAGCATCATCCTTAGTTCTGGACTAGGGAATAAAGGAATCAATTTATCATAGTAACCACTAGCTACATCCACATCTGCTTGTGTAAATAGAAGGAGTATATTCCTAATCAAGTGCTTCTCTTCGTCACTCAGCTTAGTCTGCCAATCCTTAACATCTTCATGTAAGGGAATCTCCTCACTTGTCCAGTGCATCTTCTCATGCTCCTTAAAGTTCTCATAAGCCCACTCATACTTGAATGGCTTATAGGAGTCTCTGTCTTGAAAGATAGAACTTAACTCTTTAGGTTCGTCTTTAATAGGAAAGGTAGTAGGCTCTGTCTTGAAGATCAAATCATAGTTATCTCTATAAGTAGAAGTAGTACCTCTGCTTACTAATTTGTCTCCTGTTATATCATTAGTACTCATCCTATTCTCCCTGTGTTAATGCTGCCCAGCTTTCTGGGAACAAGGGTTGTATGATCTTACCACACATCAGTGCTACTTCCTTTGTCTCTCGTTGACTAGTACTATGTGTTCGTTGAACGTAGAATCTTGCAAACGCGCTTAGTGAGCCTGTCCAATACCACTCAGTCATCATGCTCTGAGGGAGTACCATACGAGCTTGCTCTGCACATACTCCTGAATGTAGTAAGTACTCGTAAAGTTCTACACTAGCGTCAATGTGCTTACGGTATGACTCTTTAGTGTATTCCTGTATATCAGTCC